CTTGGCTAGTTGTACTTGCGTTGCGTTCAGCACGATCTTTCGAGGCGCAGTGCTACGGGTCGCAGGTGCAACAACATTTCCTTTTTGACGCTGAGAAGTATTTGCATCAGAGTCATCGGTGGAAAACTTTTCCGAAAATACATGTCGAATCCTACCATTGAGACGTTTATAGTACTCATCTGAACTAGGGTCCAAACCATCTTCCAAGACCAGCTTTTCATGCAACGCAAGCGCATAGCCGGTCATTTCTCTATCCTTCCCAAACCAAAGATTATTGGATCTCCAATGCTCTGCTTTAGGGTCTGCTTGCGTGGTTTGTACGGGTTGTACAACATTTTTTTCTTCTTGTAAAGGGGCTGGACGATAATTATTTACTTTATCTGCATGAATCTTGGCAGTAGTAAGTTTGTCCTGAGCCGCTAATAATGCATCAGAATCACCTGATTCATAAGCAGACTTGTACGCCCGTTTAGCATCATCAATCTCTGTAGAAATTGCTCTTTTGGCCTGCTCCAGAAGGGCATCTTGGCTAGTACTGAGCGATCCTTTGAGTTTTTTATTCTCCTCAATAATCGACTGCGCTATCCTAAAAGCCTCATCTTTTTCACGTAAAGCGGCCTCTTTTGCCCGTCTTTCATCGTGATACCCGCGACCTAACTTAGCTAATCGGTCCTGCAATTTCTTGTCAGAATACTTAGCTAACTCCTCATCAGTAACTTCCTCAGGGGGGGTCTCCATTGGATTACCACGATTCCTATCCTTCTCAGGAGTATCGTCAACAATCTCTATTTCAGGAGGCTCTTCGGCTTCTACTACCTTAGAACTTAACCGAGATTTCTTTACCTCAATCTCGTCTGGAAACTCAAATTCAGTTTTTTCAAACTCAGCCATATATCCTCCTTATGCTGCACGTGTGATACCACGCGGGTCTTGAACTACGGCTTCAACAGAATCATCATTAATAATCCTGAATTCTTTGCCATGTATCTTGATGCGTGTACCAGTATTGGGTCGAACCAATACAAAATCCCCTACTTTGCAAGAGGGGCCGGATGGGAATCGCTTCTCATCTTTATAGGCATCGGGGCCTACTTTTACAACGAACAGTACAGGAGATAGGACTTCCTCATAGTGCATGGTTTGTCCTGCTTTAATAAGCCCACTATCCCCAAACTCCTCTTCAATCTCTGGTAATACGCAGAGAAGATGAAAAGTAGAAGGATCAGGTACTTGTTTAGCTTTCTCTTCAGCCGTTGCGGGAAGTACAGTGGTGTTGGCACCGTCTTGGCTTACGAGTATTTCAGTCATCAGTTTCTTGCTCCAAACGTTTTTTGAGGTCTTGAAGGTTGTAATTGGCGTGGTCAAGACCCCGAATAACACCAACCAATTCTCGATATTCAGCGTAGTCTTGGACCCCGCCTCCTATCAATTTAGTTACCGCTTGTGCGCGGAATTCATCGTTTTGCTTCTTAAGCAGTTCAATCTCGGTCATTTATTACTCCCCATACCCGGTTTAATAATGACTTTGGCTAGATCAACTTTAGCTTTTTGAGCTTGTTGGCGATCCTGCGACATAAGTTTCTGACTGTTCTGCCGCTCTTGAGAGCCCACTCGCTGTGTCTCTTTCTGCATATCAAGCATCATCCGCTGGGCCTCAAGCTTGAGTTTGTCTTGTGCCAACTGAATATCAGCCTGAGTTTTCTGAGCCCGAGTCTTAGCTTCTTGCGCCTTGATCTGTAGCTCAGCTTGCTGCATCTGTATCAACGGGTCTTGTGACATCTGTTGATTCTTTTGCTGCTGAGCTTGTGATGTGTGCTGTTGCAACAACTGGACCGATGCCTTAGCAACCAACTGAGACAACTGCACTTCAACTTCTTCTGGCAATTTTTCATTCGGTGGTGGTAGCGGAACACCCAGTTGCTCTTCAATCTTCCTGCGATACTGATACCCGAGATGCTCGGAAATATGCGCCATGATTGCTGACATCATCTGCTGTGCGGCAGGGTTTTGTCCCATTGTTTGCATAATCATGGGGTCCTGCATGAACGTCGTATGAGCAGCAATGTGTGCGTCATGATCCTGATAGATAAACGCCCTAGTCGGCTCCCCTTTGAGGAACGCCATGTTCTCGCTAACTGGATCACGCGGAGTCATGTCGTCATCTATCGGCACTAATTTCTCAGCATTTTTTACACCTAGCACCTCAATCATCTGCCTATGCAAAATCGGGAGGTTGTAAATCTGTGGGGCTTGCTGAGCCATCTGCATTACCGCTTGGTACTGCATAATCCTTTGAGCCATTGTGCTGCTATTGGGATCGCTAACCGGAATTACTTCAACCGTGTCATAGTCCTCCTGCATAACCGAGGCGTCACCGCTAGAAGGCTCATAGTCATACGACGAAGGCGCATGGTCACGGATGATGGCCTTAAGCAGTTTAAACTCCTCCTTCATGGAGTTATGCACGCGGGCTTGAACAGCCCCCATGATCTTCAATTGCCGCTCTAACAACGCCAGAGTCGTGCCTACCGGGGCTTGGCTAGACATATCGCTGACCTTCATATCTGCGATAGAGCCCAGACGGCGACCTTCATCAGTAATCTGATTTAGTAGTGCAAGTAGAACTTGGCTTGGCTCCTTGTATGGAAGCGTCATGATGTTATCTTTGATAGCACCGGAGGGCACATCAACATCACGGAATTCACCCGGGGCAATTGGTGTATCGTCACCCTTTACACGTAAGCCACGAGACTTCAAACCACCGGGTAGATTACTTAAAGTACCTGCATCGACAAGTTGCCTAATAAGAGAAGTACCAGCGCGGGCATAGCCTCCGATGATATGGATAAGCCCCATACCATAAGCTCCGAAACCCGGAATGTAGTCGTACTGAACCAAGTGTTGACGCTTCTGATAAGTCTCATCATCTTCTTCCCAGTTACGGTAAACAGCCAAAATTTCACGTGAACCACGGTCAATAGAGACAATGTAGGGAAGTGCAATCTCGTCCTCATGCTCGTAACCCTTTAAGTTCCAGTCCACTTGAATCTCAGCAATCTGGTAGCGGTCATCGTCCACCAAAGAATAGCCCTGCTCTTCGGCTTTCTTTTTCTCAACGTCGGTACGAATCTGCATCGGTTCGCCAAGGTCTATATCCCGATAGAACCCATTTACTTGCAGCTTCTTGATATCATTCTTGGTCTTACGCATCAGGTGCGTAACCCGCTCCGCTGTCCGTGCGCCACTAGACCCATAGGGAATAATCACATCTTCTGCTGGGATAAACAACGCAGTCTGACGGCGCAAAGATGTGTCGTAATACACTTTCTTGAACGCTGATCCAGCCAGACCTAAATTAAATAGTAGGCGCTCATGTTCAGGGCGGTACTCGGGCATCTCCTCAGTGAGGCGATAGTTCATGTCATCTCTTACCCGTTCGGCGGCTTGCTCTTTGAGCTTATCAATTGCACCAATAATTTCAGTTTTGACTGGCCCCGCCGCAGGGAATGTTTCAGTAATCGTTTCACTCTGGAAACGAATTGCCGCCTCAGTGAGTATGGTTGAGTAGACTCCGCAGGCTCCGTTCCAAGGTTCTGTACGTTCTTCATACTTCATCCCCAATACTTCAAGGCCTTTAACGTATGTCTCAGTCCAATCTTTACGGGACATGATGTCTGCATCAATCAGCTCCATCAACTCATCTGCCAGACTATTTAATTCACCCTCATCTATATCATCTGCTATATTTTTATTGAAGTCATCGCTAACTTCATTCCCCGGCTCTAGAGTAATCTCAACTGAGCCATCTGACATCGTTACAGAGTCAGGGTTTTCAATTTCAATTTGCAAGTCCGGTTCACCCATATCCCCAGCCGCCATCATGCCCGGCATCGGGCTTGAATAAAGGGCCTTGTCAATACTAGAAGTAGCCATATAAATCCTTAGTAGTACGCCACCGACCTGCGTCGGTAATATTTAATATCCTCGGGCTCGTCATCTGATAGACGAATAAACCCACCTTCTCTAAACCGCATAAGCGCTAATGTTGTGGAGTCCACCAAGTCATCATTGGAACCACTAGGAAAATCATTGCACTCCTCAATAACTTCTTTGGCCCACCTGCGGTCAGGTGCCCATACAATCCCACCCGCAAAAAGTGCGGAGACGGCATTGACCCGGCTAATCTTATCCTGTCCTTTGCCGGGGGTAAATTCTCCTACTGGTATGCCCATACGCCGTAACTCTTGGTAAAGAGCAGCGCCATTGGACTTTTTTTCTACCATGAACGCATCGGGCTCCCACTCCTTGTACTCCTCAAGCACGAGCTTTTTAAGGTCAGGAAACTCCAGCCTACGCTTTATAGCATTAAGTAAGATGATGTTGTAATTATTTACTTCTTCATTGAAAAATACGCCCCATATCGTAAGGGCATTGTAGTCAGCGCGATTGTTAGTTTCCTGCGCCGCGTCAAGGGACATAATCGTGAACTCACAGTGTGGGGGCTCTTCTTTATCCCATATCTGCCACCACTCTCTCTTAATAAGCGCGCCCTCTTGAGAGACAGGATTCTGCATATACTGGGCTTCCCAGTACCGGATATCCATACCAGCTTTTTTAGCCAGCAACTCGTCTAAATCCCAGAAATCGGCCCACAACGGTTTATCATTAAGAATTGCAGGAAACTCTATAACTTCCCACTGATCTACATCAGGTTCCTTCTCCATCTGGTTAAGGATCATTCCTGTTAAATCTAGCTTAGACCATCGCGTCATCACAATAATAATGGCACCGCCCGGCATAAGACGCTGGAGAGGACCAGACTGAAACCATTCCCAAGCAGGTAAGAAAACATCAGGCCGTCCAGTTTTGGCTTCCTGTTCAGAATGAGGATCGTCAATAATAAATAGATCAGCACCGCGACCAGCAAGTGCACC